TGCACGAAGTTTTTTTTAGCCTCAATATCCGTCTTCACATTCAATCCCCACAGCCGGATGATCTTCGGAAGCACCTGGTAAATCGAAAAAGTATTAAACGCATCCAGCCACTCTTCCGGTGTATCAGGAATATCTGGATCAGCATGCTTTGCCATAACATACGCAATATTCTCAAACATCTCCAAAGAAAACATATCCAGATTGGAGACCGTTTCATCTTCTTTTGAAATCGCCTTCTCCAACGCTGCCAGATCCTTGTAGATATCTCTCTGAAACTTTATTCTGTATATTCTTGGAATCGCAGCCGATGCCTTAAAAGCAACCTGCTTTCCATCAATCTCAATCTTCTGAACCATACTCATAGTCAAAATCCTCCATTTCTGTGCGAATTACAGAAGCCCCGGACAATTACCCGGAGCTCCCAATCCGTCTGCTTATTCATATTACACCCCAGCCTGATCCGTTCCGCTTCCTGTCTCTGCAATGGAAGGCATATACACTGCCTTATACCAGTCTGCATAAACTGTAGCATCCGTAGAATCACCGGTCTTAGCCTTCACCACACCGCTTGCCAGAGGTGTGGCCTTGATGCTGAGTGTTTCCGTCTGCACTTCCCGGTTCTCTTCATTTGTCTTGCCCTCAATCCCCGGCCTGCTCGCAGAACAGTTATACAACACATGACGGATGTGCTTCACATCCCCGTCAAACTCAA